TTGCCGATCTGACTGGTGCCGTTGCGGGCGCGGTCGAGACCGAGAACATCGGCGCGGCCCTTCCGGCCAACGCTCGGATCCTCGGTGTGTGCGTCAAGTTGACCACGCCGTTCACGGGCGGCGGCACCGTGTCGATGGATGTGCAGATCGGCACCGCGGCCGACATCGATTCGCTGGTGGACGCGTGCGGCGTGCTCACGGCTGCCGTGGACGGGATGCCGTCGACCCAGACCCCGGGGCTGTATCCCTACAAGCACTACGCGGCTGGCGCGCAGATGATTGCGACCTTCACGCCGGACGGCGCGCACGCGACCGCCGACACCGACGCGGGCTCGGTCACGATCGACATCCTGTACACCATCGTAGCGTAACGATCCAACCGTCGCATGCCCACCATTGAACGACGTGAACCGGCGTTTGTGGACGGGCATGCGTCCGAACTTGAGGCGGCGGTCAACACCGCCAAGCAGGCGGTTGCGCGGGGCTACGCAGCACTCGCGCAGTCCGTCGATTCCGAGACCACGTTCGCGCGGCTCCACACGATGCTCACGGGAGCCGTCCAGGATCTTCGGGCCCACGCACACGGACTCGGCAACGCACACGTGCTGGCAGAGCTGCGGGCCATCATCGGCGCCGGAGCAGGCAACGTCTCGATCTCGATGGGCGACAAGCCCGATCAATCGGACGTTGCCCAGTACGTCGACAACGCGGTCGAGACGGCGCGAGCGGCCGTTGGAGGCGCACCCGACACCGGGCGAGCAGAAGCATTCAAGCGCGCCGCCTACCACGCCGACACGATCCTCGAGAGCGAGGCGACGACGGCCTACCAGGACGCCCGCGTGGCAGCGGATAGGTCCCTGCTGGCGATGCCGGTTTCCGAGACGGAAGCGCTCGGCTTTCGAGTCGCGCGATCCGAAGACGACATCCGCGCCGCACAGGCCATTCAGACCCGCGATGCAAACGACATCGTCGTAGTGGGCAAGCGCTGGGACGCGCGCGCTTCGGCATGCCCCAAGTGCAACGCCGCCCATGGGGAGATTCGACCGCTTGGCTTCTCGTTCTCGCTCCCCGGCCCAGGGGCGCACGCTCGTTGCCAATGCGTTGTGACGTTGTGGGCGATCGACATTCCCGTCCCCGAAAGAGCAATTCCGATGAGCGATACCAGACCAGCGCAACAGACCGTCGAGCCGCTGTTGCTTCGTGCCTTCATTGCGCTCGACATCGACACCCGCGAAGTCGACGAGGCAACTCGAACGATCCGCGGTGCGGTCGCGTCCGACGAAACCGAGGACAGCCACGGCTCGATCCTCAAGGCCGCCGGGTGGAAGCTCGATCGGTACAACAAGAACCCAGTCCTGATCTGGGCGCACAAGACCGGCGGATACGACGACGTGGAGCCCGAGGATTTGCTCGGCACCACGACGACCACGATCGATGGCACTCGCCTGATGACGGACCTGCACTTCTCCACCGAAGAGGTGAACCCGAAGGCGGAGCGCGTGTTTCGCCAAATGAAGTCCAAGGCGCTCAAGGGGATCAGTGTCGGGTTCGTCCCGCTGAAGTACCGATGGGAGAAGCGCGACGGTGCATCGAGCGCAGACGAGATCCTGATCATCGACGAGGCGGAACTTGTCGAGGTCAGCGTCGTACCGATCCCCTCGAATCCCAACACGCTTGCGAATCAGATGCGCTCGTTCGAGTCACGAATGCGCGAATCGATCAAGGACACAGTCAAGACACTCGTCGACGAGGCGCTTGCGTCCGCGACGAATGCCAAGACGGACAACGCAGTAGTCAATGCTTCGCATGGTGCGGAGCCGACAATCGAGCGGGCGCAGCCTGCTCTGCAGGAGAATCCCATGGCTGATAACAAGACCCCCCAGGTCGACACGCTCCCGGCTGCGCTCGCTGCAGTGCTTGGCTGCCAGGACGTAGACAGTGCCGTTCGCGCAATCGCGGACAAGGATCTCGCCACCAAGGCGGCGAAGGACAAGACCGAAGCGTCCGAGAAGCGCACCGCGGAGCTCGAAGCCGAGGTCAAGCGCTACCACGATGCCGAAGAGCGCGCCGTGACCGACATGGTCGACGGTCTCATCAAGTCCGGGCGTGAGCCCGAGACCAAGCGCGAGGCGCTCCTGATCACCGCCAAGGCCGCGCCCGAGGCGTTCCGCAAGCTGTATCCCGCATCGGAAGAGCCGCCCCGCCGCCACCTCGTCGAGCGCGTCGTTGCGCCCGCCGACAAGGGCACGTCCGAACAGGCCGTGGTCGAGCAGTCCGAGAACCCGATCGACGTTCGCATTCGCGAGCTGAAGTCGCAGGGCAAGAACCACCTGGAAGCCTACAGCCAGGCCCTCAACGAGCACGAGAAGCGCAACCCGTCCGCGGCCTGATCGCGGCTGATCATCACAAGGAGAAACCGCTATGGCACAGTACGCAGACGTAGTGTTGTCGTCGGGCACCACCCCCACCAACATCGTGTGTTTCAACAACTCTCTCGTCGACATCGCCAAGGGCTATGGAGTCCTGTACGAGACCGTTGCTGGCTACCCTCGCGCAGTGAAGCTGCCCGGTGCCGGTGATGCAGTCGTGCGCGCCGCAGGCGTCACAGCCGAGATCATCCCCGCGGGGGGCTACGGCAAGGTGACGGTCAACGGCCCCGCAATCGCGTTCGCGGGCGGCGTCCTCACCACTGGCGCGAAGGTGATGATCGGCTCCGTGGCCGGCCACCTCGGCGAGTGCATCGTCACCGTCGTCACCGCGACTTCGGAAGAGCTGGGGCACGTGCTCCAGGCGTCCGCCGCCGACGGCGACAAGTTCGAGATCTTCGTCAACATCCACACGCTGCCCAAGGCCGCCTGAGTCTGAAGCGCGAAAGGAAACGACCATGAGTTCCAATCTGATCAAGCTTCGCTCCGACGACGGCACCGTGCGGTTGATGGACGAAGAGAACAACATCGTTCACGTGAACGGCAAGTCGTACGAGATGCGCGAGATGTCGCTCTCGGATGTGCACGTCGATGGTGCTCTCACCAACTTTGTGACCGGCTACGGCACCAACCTGACCGAGGCCATCGCGGACTTCGTGTGCCCCCCGTTGCCCGTCCAGAAGATGAGCGACTACTACCACACGTTCAGCAGCCACAACAAGCATCGCCGAGTCACCGACGAGATGGCTGGCGAGGATTCGGCGCTGAACGAAGTGTCGCCCGAGAAGTCGACCGACACCTACTCCTGCAAGCCGTACGGCATCAGCTCGTTCGTCTCGCAGGGGTCGGAAGCCAACGCGGACGCGGGCGTCAATCCCCGGCTGGCCGCCGTGCAGCGCTGCATGAACGTTGTGACGCTCATGCACGAGGATCGCGTCGTCGCGGCCCTGCAGTCGGCCGCAACGTTCGCGGGCTACACGGCAGCGATTGCCGCCGGCGCCAAGTGGAACGACGGCGCAACGTCCAATCCGATCAAGGACATCACCGCGGGGATCATGGTCGCGCTCAAGCCGATCAACCTCATCGCCATGAGCGAGCGCACCTACTTCGCGTTCATCCAGAATCCGAACGTGACCAAGCACTTCAGCTACTCGGGCGCAGCGTCGATCGGAAGCGATCCCAACGCCGTTGCTCGCCTGCTGGGCCTGCCCCCGTTCGTCATCGGACGCATGAAGGGCGAGAGCCTCACGACCGGCACCCCCGGCTACCTGTGGGGCAATCACGTGTGTCTGTTGCACGTGCCCGCGGGCTCCACGACCAACGGGGAGAACGTCCCCACGTCGCGCACGTTCCGCTGGCTCAAGGGCGGCGCATCGGCCGCGTTCCGGCTGCGCAACTGGATCGAGCCTGCCCGCGGCCAGGACGGCGGCGAGCGCGTGGCCGTCTGCTACAACGAGCACGTCAAGGTCGTTGCGGCTGCCACCGGCTACCTGCTGACGGACGCCTACCAGTGAGTCTGACGTAGTGGGCAGCGGTGGGCAATAGACGCCGCTGCACGCTACCGACCTGCAACCGGAGGGAAGTATGAGCAAGCACAACAAGTATCCGCCACAGGGCCAACCGGAGCCGCTGCAGAAGCCGCTATCGCCGCCACCGTCCGCGCCTGTCGTGGACGATGACGACGAACCGGAACTTGACCTGAACGCTGCCGCAGAAGCGACCAACGCCGATGACTACGTAATGGTCGAAGGCCTCCAGACCACAGACCCGGTGGTGATCGCGAAGGTGGCCGAGATGGCGGATCACAACACGAAGGCGCTCGAAGAGATGAGCCGATCGCTCCCAGGCATGCAGACGCGCCCGGCGCGCTACATCGCCATGACGGGGCTGATCTACACGAACCGCGCTGGCGTGCGGCGTCAAGTCGCCATCAGCGAAGCGGTCGACGATCTCAACCGCGAAGACCTCGACGGCTACCTACAACGCGGCCACGTCGCGCTCGACACTGAAGACGAGTAATGGCCCACCACTATCTCACGCAGACCTGGACCGGAACGCCTGCGGGGGATCTGACGAATGCGCTGACGAACGCGAGCCTCACGATGCTGTTCTCGAACGGCGCCGGGGGGTGCGACGCAACGATCGGCGATGCGGCGATCGACGATGCAGAGGCGGACGCCGACAGCATCCTCGGCCCCTCGTTCACCGTTCCGGTCAGCACGTTGTCGACCGCTGCCCGCATCCTCAAGCGGTGCGTCTGCGACATGACGGTCTACTACGGTTACGAGCGCAAGCCAGAGTTCCTCGTTTCCGGCGGGGACAACCCGGTGCAGAAGCGCTACGACCGCGCGACCAAGATCCTGCGCGACATCAAGAGCGGCGTGCGTGATCTCGGAACCGAGACCGCACCCAAGACTGCCAACGCAGGCGGCACCACGTACGCGACCGAACTCGAGGATCGGTTCATCCTCGACGACATCACGGACGGCCCGTTCTGATCATGTTCTCCGTCCGCATCGAGACCGACGACTTCCTCGCCGACCTCGCCAAGTGCGAGACCAACATGGATCAGGCGCTCGGCTTCGCATGGGCGGAGCAAGGTGCCAGTGCCGCGCAAGCGTGCAAGCACAACGGGTACAAGGACCGTACGGGCAACCTGTCGAACTCGATGAACTACGCGATCCAAAAGAATGGGCCGCTTGCATACCGGCTGATCATTTCGGCGGGCGCTTACTACGCGCTGTGGGTCAACAAGTCCACAAGACCCCATCGAATTCCCAAATGGGGCTACGCGCATCTTCGCTTCTATTCCGCCAAGTTCGGCCGCTTCGTATTCGCGTCGCATGTGTGGCATCCGGGCACCAAGGGCGCGAACTGGACCGATCGCATCATGATCAAGTACGGCGGATTTGGATCGGGCGGCCTGATTCCCATAGCGCTCCAAGCCGCCGTAGACCGCGTCGCCGCCGCAGCGTGACCCCATGGCAAGCCAATACGGAAACGTCATTCTGCCGGTCACGGCGGGCGCTCCAGCGGCATCCCTGATCGCTACCTGTGATCCAGCGCTTTACGGGTTGGGTCTGGCGTTCAAAGCGATCCTTCGCACGCAACTCGACGCAGCCTGGCAGGCAGCGGCGCAACTGATCAAGAGCGAAGCCGTTGCTCACGTCGTCGAGGATGTCTACTACCGCGAGCCCGGCCGGGACCTGGCGTCGCTGACCTGGAAGTGGCCCACGCTCGCGCTGTGGCGTGAGGACGAAACCTGGGAGCAACGCACTCAGGTCTACGACTCCTGCCAAGCCAACGTGCGGCTGGCCTACATCCTTCCTCCGCTCGACGCTGAGCACTTCGATCGGTTGGCGCCGATTCGCAAGGCGGTATCGACCGGGATCCGATCCTTGCTGGAACGCTTGGGCGACCCGTCGTATCTGGCCGGCGTCGACTTCATCGCCACGCTCGGCATTGAGTCGATCTGGCTGCGTGACGTGCAGTACGGCAGCTACCAGACCGAAGGCAACCTGCAACTCGCTCATCCGTCGATGCGCGCCCGGCTCGAGCTACGCGAGCGCGAGATGCCCAACACGACCGGTGTCGCCCATTGGACCCGGCGCGACGCGGCGATCGATCTCGTCGATGCAACGCTCGGCAATCTCCATCTGTTGGACGACTACTACACGCCCTAACGGGCTCTGCGAGGCAATCATGGCTACTGAGATTCGCGTTCTGGCGAGGGGAGACATCCTTGCGCTCGACGTGGCGTACGCTCGCGCAAGCGGCGGCAAGCTCCGGTTCATCGGCCGCAAGCTCCACATCGCCGATGCCCGCGAAGACCTGCCGGCTGGCGTGGTTGTTCGCGACCGCGATCCCGTCGACCCGGGCGACAAATTCTACTGCGAGGGATGGGAGCGCCGCACCGAAGCGTCGACCGTCCCGTGCGTGGGAGAGTTCGGCCAGTACTACCTGCAGCAGGTGCGCGAAGGCGCCCTGTGGGCTGCAGACAAGGCGACTGCCCAACTGGCAGGAGTCGAGTTCACACCAGACTTCGGCGGGGACTACCCGTCGCTCAAGAGCCCCGCAAAGGGCAGCAAGGCGGGTGACTGATGGGCACTCTGGCTCTTTCCCTCACAGGCGTGTCCGCCGGCTGGTTGATTCCCCAGCAGCTCATCGAAGTCTCGCTCGCACAAGGCGCCGTCATGGGCGCCACCGGTACGCCGCGCATTCTGCTGATGGGCGTCAAGTCCACGGCGGGCGGCGGCACTGCTACGCCCGACACAACCGTCTACGGTCCGCTGTCGGTCGAGCGTGACCTCGTGACCTACTTCGGCAACAAGTCCGAGATCCACCTGATGTGGCGCGAGATTGCGGCCAAGTGCCCGACCGCCCTCATCTACGCGATTGCCGTCACGGAGTCAGCGGGCGTCGTCGCCGCCGGAACGATGGTGTTCGGCGCCGGTCCCGCGACCACGCAGGGCACGTTCACGTTCTGGATCTGCGGTCAGAAGTTCTCGATCGGGATCTCGGTCGGCGACACCGCCACCGTGGCCGGCGATGCGCTCGCGCTCGCGATCAACTCCGCGTACCTTCCCGTCATCGCCGTCAATACGCTCGGATCGGTTGCGATCACGTATCGGCGCAAGGGCACCAACGGCAACTTCGTGCGCTACCACGGCGTGCTGGTTGGAGGCACGGGCCTCACGATGGTGATTGCGGCGTCGACGCTGGCCGCTGGTGCTGTCGACGAGGTCTACACGACCGCGCTCGCCACCATCGCGCCCGATCGCTACCACTACATCGTTCCGGCCATCAACCCGACAACGACCGCCGACACACGCTTTGCGGCCCTGTCGACGCAGCTCGCAACTCTGGTGTTGCCGACGACCGGCATCCGTCAGCAGTGCGTGCTCTGCACACCCGAGACGCTGGGAAACGCGACCACGCTCGTCACGACCTACAACAAGTTCCACAACCAGGTGCTGTGGCAGAAGAACTCCGAGATGGAGCCCTGCATGATCGCCGCCCAGTGGATGGGCGTGCGGTACCTGACCGAGACCGGTGGATCGCCGCATGCCAGCTACGACAACTACGGATCGATCCCCGACGACAACTGGACGGTCCCGTGTCAGTACCTGCAAAGCGACTTCCCCTCGGCGGTCGACATCAACACAGCGCTGTCGGTTGGCCTCACGCCGATTGCTGCGCAGAAGGGCGGCACGGGCAAGACCTACGTGGTGATGAGCTGCACCGCGCAGGG